CAAGCTGAAATTGCTAGCATCTTTACTATCGCCGCCGCCAAACTCGCCCTTGCTTGGGCCGCTAGGTGCGCCAGAACCATCCCGCCCATCGCCGCCAAAATCAGAATGGCCGCCACGATTGCCGTCATCTGGAATATATGTCGGTATGCCGCTAGGGCCGGGCTTACCAGAGCCGCCCATGCGCCGTAACATCCGCGCTTCACTCTTATTGATGTAGGCTAGTGAGTGTTCCTGTCCGGCAACATTCACTTTCTTAGCCGGGGCTTTCGACATCTTTGAAGCCATGCTGTTCTCCTCAGTTCGCAGCCGCACTGCTAAATGGGTTGTAATCCATTACAGCTCGTTGCTGTGGTGGCCGGTGGCTCATGCGGCTTTCTTGTATGCCTATTGCCATGTAACGAAAGCTGTCGGCTGCATGTGATGACCAGTCGTGAACTGGCGTTAATCTAAATGTTCTGCTTTTTTCGTTGTATGCCCGATGATACTGGCGCAGCGCCTCTAGCCCGGCCTTGCATTTATCGCGGTCAAAGTAGCACCGGGGTATAATCATTTGCGCCGCATGGATGCCATCTTCAAGCGGCAGCTTTGGTAGCACCCTAAAATTAAGCCCCAGATCCCACGCAATCTCTCTTCTGCTTTTGCCCGAACCCAGCTCACGCACTTCGATATCGTGAGGCGCATAGTGATCCCCATACACATAACCTTTACGCGCAAGGACTGCACAGTAGTGCGGCAAGCCTTCGCCGCGCGCCTCATAATAGTCAATGACATGAATGGCCTTCCCGGCGTTGCCGCCTGTCTGTGCAAACCAAATACTAGAAGCGTCACCAACACCCAGATCCCAAAATGTCTGAACCTTCATCGATGGGTCATATGGCACATTAACAATCCGGCCATTCTCTAGCGCCGTCTGCATCTCTTTGCCGTAAATGCTGCCGGGTACATTCGCCACCCATGAGCATTCAAACTCTTGCTCATACTGATCTGGTGACATCATAGTCTTAGCAGCTTCCAGCTCTTCATCAGGCAAGATGCCTGTCTCAGACGCCTTGTACACCGCCGCAACCCAATCATCGTTGCTAGCCGCCAGCTCGTAATAATCGTAAAATGCGTTAGTGCCTCTAGGTGTGCCTACAAACACACAATAACCCTGTCTATCAGATAGAGCTGGCCTCAAGATCTCAGGAAACACGCTTTCTGGCGTATCAGCCACCTCATCAATAACGCAGCCATCAAGATAGATACCACGCAAGCTGTCCGGGTTTTCAGCCCCCAACAAGCTTATTCTTGAGCCATTAGGCAAGTCACACCGTAGCTCTGTCTCGTTAAAGCGGACACCGGGTATCGCCCCAGCGAATTGTTTAAGATAATCCCATGCAACATTCTTGGCTTGCCGATATGTGGGTGCCAGATATGCGTAGCGTGGGTTAGGCTTACCGCTCATAATCGCATCACGCAGCAAATGATTGACTGCCATGACAGTCTTGCCAAATCGCCTATGACAGACAACTACGCTCCAGCGCTTAGACGATAGCTGATCATGCAGCTTCGCCTGTAACGGCCTTGGCGCATACGGTATGACAATCTGCACTAAGCGCCGCCCTTATTCATAGCCATCTTGTGCGCCTCATCAAAGCTCTTGCCTGAGCGCATCATGTTGCTCATCGCAGACATATGCTTTGGCGATTGCTTTTTGCTGTGCTTTCGCAACTGGTTTTTCTGTGTAGCTGTCAATTTGGACATGACTGTGTGGCTCCATTAGTCGGGAAGATTATTGTCTATAGAGGCAGCGGTAAAAAATCGGAGGGTGGGGTCTGGCATATCTTAGAATCCTGATCAATATTCTGCGCGGATCGTACCCAATCTGTACCCAAACAATCAGGCACCCCTTGTTCCCTGAGCGTGACCGCCGGGTGCAGCATGCAAGGTCACCGGACTGCAAAGGCGGTGCATCACGCTGGCTTCGCGCGCGTAGCTGGGCCAGAGCAACGCCGATATATAGGGACAATCCCTACGCATCCGCCTCTGCTAATACCTCGCTGCCTTGCCAACTGATCGTGATGCTCTGCTGAGCTGGCGCGTCTTCCTTCTTATCTCTCAAGCCCCATGGCTGTAGCTTGCCCATCGTGAACTTCAGCGTATCCACCTCAAGCCTACGGCGCTGCACCTCAGCATTCAGCATGCGTGGATCTACATCATCAGGCAGCGGAGCCATGGCAATCTCATTGATGTGATCAGCATAGAACTCAGCTTGCATCAGCCTACCCTTACGATAGATCTCGTACAGCTCGTCATCAGCCATCACAGACCTTGTGACAGTCCTGTAGCCCGGCATGCCATCATCCTTGCAGATGCTGAGCAATGTCTCGCCAGAGCCAAGCCTGTTGGCGATCTCTGTCATCACTGTCTTGTTGATCTTTCTAGCCATCAATCACCCATAAAAGTGACCGGCACCAATGGGGCTGGCACCGGCCATAGTTTGCTGTCTAAGGGAGGAACGGCGGTTATGAACCGCACGATAAATCCATCATCCACATTTTCGCGTCATTTGCAACAGCATTTATTTCTTATGCATAGCCCTTGACATCTTGTGTCAAGATACCCATATTAGTTGTGTAAGGTAATTCAACAACGAAGGGAGACTGAAATGACTAAAATACGCAAAATTGTAAAAGACGCATTCAAGTGTAATGAGCTTGTCTATCAATTTGGCATCATCGATGTAGAGGACGCGATTTTAATCGATGGCACTGAAGAAGAGGTCAACGAAAAATACAGTGACGCTTACATCATAGGCGAAGCTGAAAACCGTTTAGCTATCTGCGATGCAAACGAAGATGACCCTGATTATCAGCGTGACGCGCGTCAGCTTAGACGCTTCATCAACAAACATAGCAAGGCGGCGGCTTAACGGCCCCGCCCCGGAAGGGAGAGTAAAATGAAAATCAAAATCGAAACAACGATCGAATTGAAGCCGCATGAGACTGAAGCTGCACATCTTTGGTATCTTGAAACAGCAGCAGAAGGCGAGAGCTTTCGTGATTGGATCAAGTCAATGGGGGCATCTTACTGTGACTACTGGGTCTTATCAGCATGGGATAATTACGGCCATGCAGTCGATAATCCACATAAGTCAGAGGCAGAGTAATGTCCATCATACGCATCATCTGTGAAATCATAGGTGCAGCGGCATTCTTTGCCAGCTTGTACCTCACAGCCATATTGCTGCATGCCATAGCTGGTACGCTATAGCCGATAATACAGCCTAGTCAGTGCATCCCGGTAGTTGCGTTTGACTATTCTTGGATCGTTCAGCCCTAGTATGTGAGCCAGCTTTGTCCATCTAGGGCCACGCTGGGTACCAACGGCGCTATGCGCCACAGCCATGATCAATCTTCTATCATCCTCACCAAGCTGCATAATCATGCCATGCGCCTTGTCCATAGCATCAATCTGATCCCCGGTTGGCCTAAGCCTGACCTCACCAAGCTGCGTCCAGCCATAGCCATGCCAATCCATTGGATAGTCAGGCCATGATGCCTGTTTTTGAACTCGTATTGCTTTCGGCAGTCTGCGCTCAGTAACGGCCATATCAAGAAACAGCGTGTGCAGCTCAGCTATGTCCATTGGCTATTCCTCGCAAGTGCTTTTCAGTGGCGTTGACCCAGTCGAGCAATTGAACCGAATCCATATGACTAATTGCTTTTAAGGTGTCGGTGTATCTATCGGCTGACATCAGTGGTCTGATGCGTCTAAGCGCGCGATCCTTCCTAAATTGCAATGGATTGTTTTGTGCTTTATCCTTTGCTGCACAATAGTTTGCGTTGGTGTTCTTCACGACACCAGACAACATCTCGCGTATTTGTCTTGATCTGTCCTGTTGACAGCCTTGATCTGGTAGTTTACTGCTGTCAGTATAATCGAACGAAGTGAGTACAGGATTATCCTGATTGGTTTTATCAATAAAGTTTTGTGGGTTAGGCACGACAGGATTAGCCTGTACAGGATATTCATGACGAGGCTTGAAATCTTTGAAGCTCATTCCGATTCGCCTTCCAATGCTGCTGCTATAAAACTGTAGTTTGCTGCATCAATCGCGTGATCTTCATGGTATACGGCTTTCCAGCGCGCCATCTTCAGCTCAGCCATACATCTAGCTGCTTGTGATGGCGTAACCTCTACACCAATGACCAGTGACCACCGCTGGGCAATCTCAATAAACATTGGCCGGTAATCCCCAAGGTGGACACCGCGTTCCTCAAATACTTTAATGGCTTTTTTCGACAGCATTTTCGGGCC